TAGGTCTACCACGTCCAGCCATAACTAATCTAAATGTCCTTTCTTACCTTCACCTCTGATACCAGTCTCTTCTTCTTGCTCTTTCTTGTACATATACTCAAGAGTTTTAAGTTCTTCTATAACCTTAGAAACTGATTGCATTTCTTTCATTACATCAGCCACTTTCCAAACAGGTTTATTATTAACTGGGTCTCTTTCGGATAAATCTATGGTGTCAAAGTAATCAGTAATTCTATCAACTACACCTTGGGCAGACTTAATGAGTTTAAGTGCTCTAGATTCGTTTTGAATATCTCTGTATTTCCTACATGCGGCTCTGAAGATTGGGTCTGCCCATTCCTCTTCACTTAAATTAGCATCCTGAAGACATGCTTGATGCCTTTCCTGTTCTGTATAATCAGAGTATGGAGATGCCCAATCTAACATTAGCCATATGTAAACAAGCTCTCTATAAGCTCTTGATTTGCAAACTCCCGTAGGGTCTTCTTTGGTCTTATTCCTTTCATTAGTCCATAGAGCTGCGAACTCCTTAATAAGAAGAACCTCTGGCTCATTCACAATCACCGAATTAGTACCATTATCAAATAGGAATACTTTCATATTTATTTGTTTTTATAAGGCTTACCAGCTAGTGCTTTCCTCTGAAACCCATTAAATTTCATTTCTCTAGTGCTATCTGCTGAGCCTGGTCCACCTTTAATGTGTTTAATAGCATCACCGCTAGCTTTACTAGGAATACTCCATTTATTGCTAACAGTTCCGCCCATATTCTTCTTAATTCTCTTCTTAGCCATTCCTCCGCACTTGAACGAAGTAATAGTGCCACCGCTTAACTTTTTACCTATATTACTACCTCTAGTTGCACCTGCTCCGCTAGCACCTCTGCCGTTAGCCTGGTCTTTCATATCAACTTTCATTTTGTCTTTTAAAGGTAGTCCTTTGTAATCTGCTTTGGACATCTTCTTATAAGGGAGCTTCTTATTACTAACATTATATATTCCCTTACTGGTGTGTACAGTATCAGTCTTATTAACTGCTATTTTATCACCATTCTCGCTCTTCTTAATGCGTCTCTTGGCTTTACCTCCACATTTATCTTTGAATACGTCCATAGCTTTACTGCCTTCAGCCATTGCTTTCCTTCTACATTTAACACATCCTCCAGCCATGAATCTCTCTACCTCATAACCTTCTGGACACTTACCTTGCAATCTGCTAATGTAGTTAATTTTGGCTCCCATCTTAGCCATGATAGTTTGATTATTCTCCATACTCTTGTATTGTTTATAGATTTCATTAATTTCCCTCTCTGAGAGTTTGGATATAGTATCCTCAAACTCCTGCTGAGACTTAGGCTTAAATAACTTAATAAGGTAGGCAGAGAACAACTCTTGGTCGTCCTGCCCACCTTGTTGAAACTTAGTTGCCATTATAGTTTAATTAAGTCTTTAGTATTAAAGATAGCTTCTTGTAGCTCTCCTCTTGTAGAGAACCATCTACATCTAATACCCTTGAAATATTCATCTTTCTTCTCATCCTTAGATGGTCTAAACGTCATCGTCTCTTTCTTAACTACAATCATCTGAGGTTTATATGGGATGTCTTGTCTTAATGTTACTACATCTCCTGGTTGATAAAACACTTTCTCTTCCATTATTCTATACTTTTAAATCGTTCTTTTAAACCTTCATTAATAACCACCTGCACTTGCTGTTCAGCTACAACTTCAAATCCTTGTCTGAAGAACGGAACAGGTACTCCAGAAGAACGCCTATAATATATATCGTCTCCCGGTTTAATAAACTTACACAAAGGACTTACTTCTATAACATTAGCTACAACTGAAAGTTGATACTCTGTATCTTTCTCTCCGGTGTCTGGATTCTTAAATGCTCCGTCATATTCTGGTATAATAAGTCCGCCTTTAGTCACTTCTATCTTTTGATACGGATTCTTAGCATAAGGTCTAACCAATACGTATGAATTAATAGGCATAATTTCCATACTATTCATCTTCTCTGTTACTTCCTCCGCTTTCTCCAATTCATCTTTAATGTTCTTATTAAGTGCTTTAGTGTAAGTATCTACTGCTTTATTATGTGCTTCCACAGCAGCTTCTTTCTTTAAATCTTTAAATCCATCTGCACCGGCAAAGCTTAATCCTTTACCCCCAAACATTACATCCATTGTTCCGTTATTACTCATAATTTAAATCATTTACCATTTACATGCTGGACATGAAGACTTAATATCTCTAACTTTAGCATTAAGTCTACACCCGCATCCGCGTTTATAACCATCTTTACGTTCTGTTGATATATCTCCTGTTTTAGGGTTTAGCCACAGTTTACTGCTACATACATACCCCATAAACGAATCCTTCATAATAGGACATTTCTTACATATTCTAATACGAGCTTTAGCTATTTCTTCGTTATTACCCAGTAACTCGTTCAAGTGCCCATTTACAATATTAGTAATTCCCATAGATTTCTAATGAGCTTTAATTATACTTTACTTTTAATATCTCAAATCCCAGTTTGAAAGATACTCTATGATTATGAACTAGCTCATTAGAACTCTATAGGCTTTCTCTTCTCCTTGATTTCCTCAAGTATACATTGCTTCTTCCAATGCTTACACATACGTTCCACATCATCTTTAAGATAATCTAACTCATGTTCTGTAACGTTACCATTATGGTCATAATGTATAAGCAATAGCTTCTTAATAACAAAATCAGGATTTAATTTCTGAAGCATCCATGCATAGGTAGATAGTTGTAAAGTATAATGTACTTTATTACAGTCCATTAAGTTATTCATAGGATACTTCATCATTTGACTCTTCTTAGTCCTGGTATCAAAGTAAGATTTCTCGTCAATACTTTTATTAGTCTTGTAGTCAACAATGTAAATGTCATTTCCGTCCTTAATAAGTAAGTCAATTTGACCTGCCAACCTAAACTTATTGTCGTCCGACCTTCTGTATATCATATATTCAGGGAAGACTCCTCTTTCTATGCTTAGTAGGTCTAAGTTATTCTTCTCTAAAGATTCATTAGTATTAACTTCAAAAGTTCCGCCTAAACCGTAACTTCTCATTTGGCATGAACTCTTACCTAAGTATTGATGTTCCAAATCACTATGAATCTTTGTACCTCTTTCCTTGGAATCGGCATTAGTTTTAGACCACTCATCCAGTATATCCTGTTGTGCAGAATTAAACTCCGTCTCATTTAAATCGTACATGTCTAAGAAGTACTTCTTATCAAAACGTTTAGTTTCTAATAGTCTCTTCTTCTCCATGGCAAACTGTTCAGCACTTAATAGCTTCTGTAATGCTTTGTACTGCGACCAGAAATCACTGTCGAACTTTTGACAGAACTCATGTATCATTGTTGTTACTGAAGTGTATATAGTATTGTCGATTTCACTCCAATACATATGGGAAGAATCGTTGTAACATATTTCCTTGTTCCTCTTGTCTACTTTCATAATTCATTTTAAATTTCTTCCTAATTGAGTTATAATCTAATAAGGTAGATAGAGGTTGGATACACGGAGCAATAACGGAGTTATAGTACCCCAAATAGTACTCTTTAGTAACTGGATAAATAACAACAATCATTCCTATAGGTCCATCAATTCCAGCAATCGGATACATCGCAGCAGACTTTGCTCCAGATTCTTCTAATAAAGCTACTAAATTAGGGAATGTTCTGTAGTAGTTCTCAATAGTGTCCATTCTAATGAATTGGTTGTCATTAATCCTTCCAAGCTCATCACCGTAGTTAATATACTCCAACTCTTTCCATATCTTAATAGTTACCTTAGTTTCATACCCTCTTCTCTTCTCTGTAAGAGCTGTTAAATAACGATATGATAAACCATGTGTACTTTGTAAGGTATTATGGTAATTCAATAACAAGACATTCGACGCATCCTTATCTTCCATAAGAATATGCTCTATATGCCCGTTAACTTGTGGAGTAATCATCTCTGTATATTTCTCAGCTAATACCTTCTCCGTAACAGCTGCCTGTCTATAATCTTCTAAAATAGCTTTAGTGTGTGAAGAGAAATGAAGCTCTACCATCAAGAATGCAAGCATTATAATGACTATCGTCTTAACACCAGAACTCCAACTGTCAATCCACCTGTACACCTCTTTTAGTTTGCCCAATAACATTAATCTACTGATTTAAAGGTTAGAGATTAATAATAGTTTAGTTTCTTTATTACTTATTTACATTGACACCTTAAATCATTAATTCATCTGATTTGTTTGATAATGTGCAAATTTAGCAATACCTTTGTGAATAAAAAAGTGATTTAACATGTAATTTAATTATGGAATTTAACGCAGAGGAATTATCAAGAATTAATGAGGCTCTGAAAGAGTTACTCGATGATGTGGACCTAGAAGAGGTTCCCATGTTTAGATGTGGTAGTAAGTTAGTAAGGAAAGATAAAAATGGAAGCAAGATTCATATTAAGAAGAAGAATCGCGGCAAATTTACTGCATCAGCTAAGAAAGCTGGACAGAGTGTTCAAGAACATGCTAGGTCTGTACTTAACAATCCTAATGCGACTCCGTTACAGAAGAAGAGAGCTAATTTTGCACGGAATGCGGCGTCTTGGTCTAAGAAGTAAACATGAAGAAAGAAGAAAAATTGCAACAGCAATGTGACGTATGTGGGAGGTTGCTAGACAAGAATATAAGCAACTTCAGAAAGTATTCACGCAAGACAAACGGCTTAAACTTTCACACTACATGTAGGGATTGTGAAGACCGAATCAAATTGAATACCGAATGGAAAGATGGGAAGCTCTTATGCCACATATGTGGAGAATATAAAGAGCCTAGTGAGTTTACTTATGCAGGGGCTAATAAATACACTTTACGTCAGAATAAGGAGTGTAGGTGCAATTCCTGTAAACTAGAACAAAGGAAAGCTGCTATAGCTACTTATGATAACGACGTTAAACTAGAGAAGGTTTTACAAGCACGTTGGCTTGCAGCTAAATCCAGAGCTATAGACAAATCTATACCTTTCACTATTACTAAAGAAGATTTACTAACCGTATGGAAGGCACAAAATGGCAAGTGTGCAATTTCTGGATTAGACATGACTTATGAATTAGGAGAAGGTCGAATCTATACGAATGTTAGCATTGACCAGATAATGCCCTCAAAAGGTTATACTATAGATAATATACAATTAGTATGTATGGCAGTTAATCAACTTAAGTCAGATTTAGATATGGATACTATTTTAATTCTGTGTTCTGCAATAGTTGATAATGCCGCTAAATGGAAGCATTAACTATGAAATTTAAGTACGACAAATCTAAAGGATTGCTATTCTTTATCAATCCGTTACTTCCGGTAAAAGGATATTCATTTATGAATATTTGTGCTATTATGTTTACTAGAAGTGAGGATTATATAAAGAGAATGAGTCAAGCTACAGTTACACATGAGAAGACTCACACGAAACAGATATTAGAAATGGGAATAGTATTCTTCTATTTATGGTATGTAATAGAGTGGTTTATTAAATTACTGGCTAGTGGCAATGCTCACACTGCCTATAGAAACATATCATTTGAAAGGGAAGCTAGGTATGTAGCTGAACATCCTGAATACGAGAGGAAGACTTTCAGCTATGGCTGGTTTAAGTGGTTATTATGAGAATCTCAACTAAAACAGATACAAACTAACGTAGAATTATTAAACAATAACAATCATGACTTTAATTCAAAATGAAGACAACAAATGCCCTACCACTAAACAGGTGAATGATGCACTCGAGTCTATGGGGGGGGTTCAGACCCTGGTTTTAACAACATATAATTTAATTAACACAGATAGAAGTAGTCCCTTAGAAGTAAACAGTTCAGACCAGGCGGTGATGGATACTGTAAAGTCTAATGCGGAGAAAAATATTCCATTTCAATTACTGTACTATGGAGTAACTAGTGGAATTAGTTCAGTACAATTACTTCCAGTATCACTATATGGTATACCGTTAGCTAATATGTTCACATTATACGTAAATGTAAATCAAAGTGGTTTACAGCACTTTAGCCTTAACAAAGGCTCCAATCAAAAGTGGACTGCTTCTACACTTAGTAATTCTTAACATTTAAGAATTAAAGTACATTAATCGCAGTATGAGAAATTTTATATTTGACGTCTGGGTTTGGTCTAAAGCCAAACACTCCAGACTACTTAAGCAAATAAGGGTAAAGGCACTATCGTTTCCTTCAGACATGTTCTGTTTGAACGAAGCTGCTAAAGATGCAGATGTATCACCCTACATGAAATCAGATGAATTTGAAGTAACAATTGGTAATTTAAGAGAATATCAAGAATAATGGAAAGCACTAATGAATTAGTAACAGCAGCTGAAGCCAGAGCAGAAGGCTTGAGCTTAGACGGAGTTGCGAACAATAGATGCATTACTAAGCAACAGTTCAATGATAACCTACCGTCGGGGGGGGGGTATTGCTGACGCTATAGATTTATTAAACGGTTCACTAGGCGGCAGCACCCTAATATTCTTTAATAACACTACTACAGACACTACAATGGGTATATCAATCATGAATATGTATGGTCAAAGCACATCGGCTACACCAGATATTCCTGCTTCATCTATGGTGGTATACCCTATAGCAGGTGCTATAAGACATGTAGCTTTGTTTGGCAATAGTGTGATTGGAAGTAATATTTACGTAGCATTCCTATTAAATAATGTAAAGAATATGAATTACTATTCTAATTATGAAACAGATAGACTTAATATAGGAACTAATCAGAATATACCAGTACAGGGTCTACTTGCCGTTATGTGTATAAACAATACATAGCAAGTATTTAAAATGACAAATAAAATTGCAACAGAACAATATTTAATTAATTTAGCTGGTGGAGGTACAAATACTCCAACCAAGTGTGCCACTAGAGATAGAGTTCTTCGGACTTGAAACTAACGATAATTACGCTAATAATCAGTTAGTTAAGGAAGAGGATATACAGTTGTCAACATTCCAGTATGACTTCAATATACATGTTTCAATAACTAACTCTGGGCTTACGTCTAAATCCTATGACTTTGTAGCAGATGTTTACATAGATGGAGTTCCAGATGGGTTTATAACAATTCCTAGGTCTGGAACTCTAGACTATCAAGGGGTAACTTTCTTTGACAGAAACTTCCACTTTAATTTACCAACTGATTTAACTAATGTCTCTAAATTATTGTTCACTGGATATTTCAGTACATACAGGGTGACTGTAGATGCAGATAGTGTAACAAATAACGCAATATGCCAATCTGGGGTAACTACTGAAATA